TACCAATGCCTTTGCAGTCTCTGAAACGGTTTCATGGCCTATCATAGCGGCTTTAGAAACTCGTCTGCGGATTTCCCAATCCTTTGCGTTTTTACTGTATCCGAGGTCATTACCCTGGGGCACACTTACCATTTCTGATAAGAGGTAGTAGCAAAGGCTGTAAGGGGGTTCCCGCAACCAGGTCATTTTGCAGTCTTTTACAAGACTACTAGCTAGTCACACTGTTTGTCCTTGTGCTTTTAACACAAGGCAGCTAGCTGTTTGGAACAAGATATTTGCAATTGCAAATTCGAACATGCTTAATGTAACATACATTAAAACTATCTGTTCTTCGCAAATTCCACTCATAATACGTAAAACGTTATAATTAGTTGCGTACACGCGAACGGTAGACGACAGATTGGTGCCGACAGCGTTGTTAGAGACCGTCAGGAGCAGCGTGGTGTTGTCAATGCGCGACAAGTTGCACGATCCGCTCGGCTGGTGCTGCTCAGGCTGGAGGGCGAACGAGTACACGTTAATACCAACAGCGGGGATGTTGGTGTGGTGCTGGTAGGGCTGAACCAAGTTGAAGTAGTTGCCGTCGCGAACCTGGAAGCGGTCGTGGCCGTTGAGCTGGAGCAGGGCGGTGATGGTGGGGTTCTTGCCCGCCATGCCTTCGACGCGGGTGACGGAGTAGCCCGACTCCAGAACGGAGCGGTCCCACCAGTCCGAGTAGTTGAAGGGCTGCTGGCCCTTCCACGGGTTGATGACCGAGTCGTCGCACGAGACGTACGAGTCGCGCTGAACGACCCAGACGAGCTCCTTGCACGGGTGGTTGAAGTTGAGCTTCAGCTTGTTGGCCGAGGAGGTGATGGACTCACCGCCCGTGAACTGAAGAACGTCAATCAGGTACTCGTGGGAGACCTGGGCGAACTTGCGGCGCTCATCCGTGTCGAGGTAGATGTAGTCGACGTACAGGGAGGCAGCCGCCAGACCGCACTGACCGACACGGTTGCGGACAGCGTGGGGGTCCGCCGAGTTCGAGTAGTCCCAGCACAGGTTGTTGAGGGAGTTGAACTCGAGGTTGATGCGGACCTCGTGGTACTGGAGGGCAATCAGGGGGAGAGCCAGACCAGGGTTGCGGCAGAACCAGAACTGCAGAGGGATGTACAGAGTGTACATGGGGGCGCACGAGGTAATGACCTCAGAGGTGAGGGGCTCACCGCCATAGCAGTCATTGTCGCAGTTGGAGCCGCCCTGGTAGAGCAGGTTGGTGAGCTCAGGAACGTTGCCGACCATCTTGGCATACCCAGCCTGCTTGCCAGCCTCCTGAGTAAGTTCGTTCCAGATGTGAAGCCAGTCACCGTACTGCTTGTCAATTCTCTGCCCTCCGATCTCGATTTCCACGTAATCGATGAGGTTGTGGCCGATCCAGTTGAGCCAGCGAAACTGAGCACCAGAGCCGTCCGAGGGCTGGAGGGCAACCTGGGGCAGAGTGGCCTGGAGGTACATGCGGTGGATCAAATCACCATTGCGCTGGATGGTGCAGGTGACCTTCTTGCCGAAGTTGGGAGCACCGTTGAAGGGGTTCTCGATGGACTCCATGGCGAAGTTAGTGTGACGACGGTATACAACCTTAAAAACAGGCGATACCCTTCCTTTCGGAATATTTATGAAGATGTATTCCACTAAAAATACATTTGCCTCTTTAAAGAGGCCGTCGTAACTTCAAAGGGATTGGACTATAACTTAAGCCTCCTTACATTTCTGTAGAAGACCCATCACCATTTAGTCTCTGAACTGCATTCATGCTATTTAAATATTCATATGCTTTATTTAATTTTTCTTAAAATAAAGCATTTAATTTTAATAGTTTAGAACTTGGCTGCGGATTGCCCATTTCAATGCATTATGCATATCATTATTAACATTGTTACCATACCCAAGGTCTGTTCTTGGCCATATTTCCCTTTCAAGAAATACTTGGTAGTTAATACTTTAGGAGGTTCCCGCAATTTGACGATGTTGCAATTTGTATATACAAATCACTAGCAACTGTGGCTGAGTTCATAATATGAACTACGTATTGGCACCACTAACGGACTTTATCAGATGAGTATACCAATTATCATCTGCCGATTGCTTTTCAACCCCTTTTATTGTGTTGAGGTGATCTGAGGGTTGCCAGTCAGGTAAACATCCTGGGCCCCGTACGCTACAAGTTGCATTAGCCCCCCGCCCGTCATGAATTTTTCTACTTAGCACGTAGAAAAATATTTTGGCAAAAACACAAATCTATAAAATACCGGAAGCTTTTAAACCATGACTTATTAAATTGAGTTATTGATCCATTCGCAAATAACCATAGAAAATAAATTTGATTTAAAATCTAGCATTTATACATCGCATACAATCGCATTCAATGGCTGCACAGACCCAACTATGTGCGCAAGAAGTGTGAGCATGGCAAGTACAAATATTTGTGCTCTATCTGTGGCGGCTCAGGCTTATGTGAACATGGTATACGAAAGTGCTTCTGTAAAGAATGCGATGGAAGTGCGTATTGTGAGCATGATATTATTAAATCAAGATGTAAAGAATGTAAGGGTGGAACCACGGTGTTTCGCTCCCCATTTGGATACACGCCCACAGGATTAATTCGAATCGACGACGCAGAAATGCGAAGAAGAATGACTGCATTAATGGCTCGAATCGAGGCAAATCGCGGGGAACCTGTGGAACAGGTAACAGTGGAGTATTTGTTTTATGGATAAAAGAAACGGAGAAAGGGTATAACCAGTGCTGCGCATATCCTTTCTTATTTTTTAGTAAAGGGGTGTACATAGTACTTACTTCATCTTTTTGGTTATCATAGAGCTTAAAGAAAGGGCGTATACTACAAATAGAACACCCATAATGGAAATAGTCAAAGCATTTAACTCAAATAATTTACACATAAATATTCTTATTAAAGGAACAGTTGAGTATCCTTTATTTATGGCAAATGATATAGGAAATGTATTAGAAATTGCCAATATGCGTACATCTATAAAAGACTATAATGAAACTGAAAAGGTAGTACATACTGTGAACACCCTTGGTGGAAACCAAGATGTCACATTTCTCACCGAAAAAGGTCTCTACAAAGTCCTATTCAAGTCACGTAAACCCATTGCGCAACAGTTTCAGAACTGGGTCTGTGAAGTTATTAAAGATATCCGCCTTACTGGTCAATACAAATTAAACAAAGAAATTGATGAACTAAAACAACAGCTGGAAGAAAAAGACCAATATACCAACACGATTATCCACAAAAATCATGTTGCAAATCATACCAAATTTTTACAGCTCTTCAGTGACAACAAAGTGGTCTACATTATTTTATTGAAACAACTTGAAATCAATAACGAATCCAAATACATCATTAAAATCGGCAAAACAGAAAAACTGGGAAGACGCCTCAAAGAGATTGCCGCCGAATACATGGTAAAAGAACCTCTTGTTCTCGATGTGTATGAATCCAATCATCTACTCAAATTGGAGCATCGTATTCATAGCCATGCGACCATCAAGGAATGGCGTCACGAGTATACTACGATGTATCATAAGATTGCAACGGAGACATATGCGGTCAATCAAAATCAACTCAGCGATGTAAAAATCATTATAAAAGACCTGCAAGATAAAATTCCTGATGAGACCGATATTGATAAACAATTACAGTTGGCCGAGCTACAGTTAAAAACCACCGAAGCTGAGTTAAAAAATAATGAAATCAAACTCAGAATCCTAGAACTCACCCAGAATCCTGCTTCAAAACATGAAATGATAACAGACATGAAACAAGACATCATGGCAGAGCTCCAGGAAGAGACGAAAGAAGACCCCATCACCGTTAGACCTAGAGCCATCATGGGTGCACACAATCCAGAAGTGTATCAGTACAATCCCGCAGATTTATCACTTGTTAAGAAATACAACAGTCAAGTCGAACTATCACGAGAGAAACCCAATCTTAGTCTAAATTCACTGCGAAGTGCGATTAAAAACAACACTGTCTATATAGGGTATCGGTGGATGACTGCCAAACGGGGTGAAGTACCGACGGTATTACCCACCAAAGAGACTGTGATTAAATCGCATGATACATCACAGTATATCGTGCGGTTAAATGATGATAAAACCAGGATTTTAAATGCCTATGCATCTGCAAGGGAAGGAATTGAAGACATGAAACGGCAGTTGAATATCGAAACCACGCTTCACAGTTTTAATAGACCCATTCAAACGGGCGGGTTACAGTTTGGATATTATTGGAATTATTTTGATAAGTGCCCGATGGAAGTACAGACGGAATTTTTATCACGGTCTTCCTTGCCGGTCTATGTTCATCCCTCAGGAACGACCATTGTGAAGATATGCCCGACCACGGGTGTGACAGTGGACACGTTTCATTCCAAAATGGAGGTAACAAAACGCAGTGGAATTTCGGCGAGGAAACTAAATGCGATACTAGATACCGAAGAGGTGTATCAGGGGTTTCTGTGGCGCATGAAATAAGTGGCGTCGTTTATGCACGTGACCGACGCGATTTATGCTTTCGAGAACGGTGTTTGCGCTTCGTATTGGAGCGATTCTTTCTGCGTTTTCCTCCGCGGGGTGGCATTTGAGGATTCCCAATCGGCAGGCCATTCGGGCCAATCGGAATGTCAAACTCAGGGTTATTCATAGGAGGCGGGTTATTCATAAGAGGGCGGTGAATCATACGAAAATTAGGCGCAGAAGAATTGGCATTATTAAGATTACTATTGCTATTATTTGTAGGACGATTACGATTGCGATTATTGCTATTGCTATTGCGATTATTGCGATTATTGTTATTGCTATTGCTATTGCTATGGTAATCACTGTTATTGTTATTGGCTGACATAGGCTCTACAGTACCTCCACAAAATTCTACGGGCCTAAACCTATCCCACTCATACCGTATCAGCCATGAGTGATAGTGCGTTCTTTAAAGTAAAGAGTTCCAAGCGCAGTAATCCAGAAGCTCGAACCACACTCGACGCCATTCATCATCAAAAGATTCAAAACATGCTCGAAGAAAAAGACAACCTGCCTACCTACAAAGAGCAAGTGGCCGCCTTGCAACAAAAAATCAAAGACACGGTATCAGACATTGAGATATGGCGATTGGAGCGGGAGGTGGAAGTACTTCAAAAGAAAATCAAATCGATTGAAAACGGCACGGATGTGATGGACTATTATCTGCGCACAGGCGACATTCTCTATAATTATTACGATATCCAAGAGCAGATTCAGAAAGGCAATCATACGTTTCATTCCAATAAGGCCAAGCCGGGCTCGATTTTGGCCATTTTGGAAGAAATTACACAGGACGGGGAAACCAATCCCACTCTTTTACCAGAAAAACGCGGATTGCAGCGCAATCAACTCCTCAACGATTATTTGCAGCTTGAAGACCCATCGATGGCCCGAAATACCATGGAAGAATACGATGACCCATGGACCTTATGCGAAGAATGTGGCAATGAAATGATTATGTGCTTGAATGAGGCGAATCTGACCTGCTCCAAATGTGGGCATCAGGAATTTATCCTGGTCGACAGTGACAAACCCTCTTATAAGGACCCCCCTCGCGAAGTCTGTTACTATGCCTATAAGAAAATCAATCATTTTAACGAATGGCTTGCACAATTTCAGGCCAAAGAGAGCACGGAGATTCCTGCCGACATCTATGATGCCATTCTATATCAATTGAAGCGTGAGCGCATTACGAACATGTCGGCCTTAAAGCCAACCAAGTTGCGTGAGATTCTTCGCAAGATGAAATGCTCAAAATACTATGAACACATTCCGCACATCATCAATCGTCTCAATGGACAGAACGCGCCGTTCATGTCCCGCGAAGATGAAGAGAAGCTACGTCACATGTTTCGTGAAATTCAACCCTCGTTTAAAAAGAACTGTCCCAAGGGGCGGCGTAATTTTTTGTCATATGGCTATGTACTGTATAAATTCTGCGAATTGCTAGAGATGGATGAGTATTTGGCGTGCTTTCCGTTATTAAAAAACCGCGACAAACTGTATTTGCAAGACAAGACGTGGGAAAAAATATGTCATGAAATGAAATGGCAATACTTGAGGACTGCGTAGAAAAAAAATAGTCGGGATTTCACTTGTAAATTTTAAGAAAATATGAAAAATACGAGATTTAGAGAATAACATTACAAAAAAAACCAGCTTAAAATAAAAGTGTACGGTAATAGTAGAATGACAGAAACTATCATGACTGAAAAATATCAGACGAGCAAGATTTATAGACTGCAATGTGAAGATGGACATTATTATATTGGTGCAACCACGCAAGCGTTAGATCTACGTTTAAAGAATCATAGAAATCTATCATCCACTGGTGTGAATAATGCATATACTTATATGAATACTGTTGGATGGGATACAATTACAATTGTACTTATTGAAGAATATGCATGTGCCTCCAAACAAGAACTAAATAAAAGAGAAGAATTTTATATTAAAGAAGCAAAAGAGGATAATTTTTGTCTTAATCATGCTCATGTAAATAATTATAAAAAAGGTAAGATTTATAGATTGCTCTGTTTCGATGGACATTATTATTACGGATCTACTACGCAGCGCCTAAATTATAGATTTCATCATCATAAACATGCTGCAAAAGAGGGGACAAGTAGAGTATATACACACTTGCGTACCGTTGGTGTTGATACAGTTATTATCGAATTGGTAGAAGATTATCCATGCAATAGTTTAAAAGAACTATATGAACGTGAAGATTTATATATCCAAGATGCACTTCACGATGAAATGTGCTTAAATCACCATCGCGCCTACGTCTCCCCCATAGAAAAACAATATCAACAGATAATCTATACCGAAGAGCATCGCCAAGAGAGCATCGAACGAACCAAACGTTATCGCGCTGCGCACCATGAAGAAATCCTGAAAAAAGAGGAGGCATTCCGTCAGGCGCATCGTGCTGAATTGGCCGCCAAACAGCGCGACTACATGGCTGTGCGGAACATAACCCATGCCGAGGAATTAAAAGAAGCCAGAGTCGCATATAATCAGGCACATAAAGAGAGAATCTATGAAAATTGTAAAAAATACAATGCAGCGCACAAAGAGGAAATTGCTGCCTATAAAAAAGAATGGGCGAAAAAGAAGGCAGAGGAACAGGCAGAGACCATTGCTGCCGAACGCGAACAAGCCCGTCTGGCTCGTGAACAACAATCGGCGGAACGTGTGAAGAAAGACCGCGCCATTCACACTTGTGAATGCGGTGGAACGTATCAGTTTTATCAGAAAAAACGTCACATGGATTCTAAAAAACATGCGACGTTTCTCATACACCTTTGAGCATTTTAAATGCCCAAAGGCGGAACGCATTGCGCCTTTGGGCAAAAGGTGTAAAATAAATTCAACGCCTAGAGCAAGAATGGCGACCATTCCTAGTCAAATGATCTATCACCTGATGGTAAACAGTCTTGCACCGTTGATTTCTTCCAGTCTATCGAGTTTGTATACCTCGTACAATACACCAGAACCAGTACCCACCCTGGTGCGAACCGAAGTGGATGACGAGCGGGAGTTGAGCGCACTGCAAATGGACCGCTTGTTGAAATGGATGGGGCTCATTTTTGATGATTCTGTTGTAAAAGGAGAGACGACGGAACTGCAAAAAGCCTACAAACGTGAGCTCTACAGTCTATACACCACCATCGTCTCGGATTACCGACAATATCAACAAATGAAGAAATACAATCATGGTCTGTGGATGCTTTCCTATTATCGTAGCAAAGATACCAAATCATTGGCGAAGCGAATCATGGACGACGTGGCACTGTTTCAAGAGGGGCTGAAGATGTTCACCATGTTTGAGAAACTGTAAAATTAGTGACGCCGAGTGTGGCGCCTGCGTTTGGTATGACGTTTGCCACCAATGGGTTGTCCAGGTTCTCTTTGTTGATTATTTTGATTATTTTTATAATTATTTGCAAACCCGTATGGATTGGCGGAGGTACCCATTCGATTGTTCGTGGGAGGTGTTGGTTTTGTAGCAGGGGCCTGATAGAAATGAGGAGGTAGTGTAGGTTCGGAAGCGCTTTTTTTTAAGTTACCTAATGCTTTCTGTGTTCGCACGTGTTGGTCGCGCTGTTTCTCCAATCGTTGGTGTAAATGATTATTGCCAATTTGAATATATTTAATCGCGTTTTTCTGTCGTTGCACCGCATTTGCTTCCGCCGCTGCTTTTGCCGCTGCATTGTTATTCCATTTTTTTTTTGCAACTGTGATTCGCGCTGCGTTTTCTTTGACTTTCCTTCGATATTGTTCTGCCTCTCGTTCTGCCAAAAATCCAGTTGGTGATAGTATCTCATTAGCGGTCTTATATTTGAGCAATTCATTGGCAGTCTCTGAATTGTATCCAGCATCGATCAGTCGTTTTTTTAGAATGTTCTGCAGTCGATTCATGCTTTTATTCACATAGGGGGTCTCTCCAAATTTCCACCACGCGTTCGACATATCTAGCTAGCCTTAAGAATATATACAAAAGATACCTACGATATGTTCTCGCTCGCCAAACACATCTATGCCTTAGAGCGTACCATGCGCACCATTCCCCATCTGCCCACTGCCTTTGAATACTATTCGGCCATTCACATGACACAGTTGTATCAAAAACCGTTCTATGTCTATCAAGACATTCCCGCGCAAACCAAACAACAATGGGGCTTTCCTTTGCAGGACATGGGGGTTGATCTGGCCGATGAACGCTTCGACCATATTGCGCAAGTTAAATATTATCGAAGTGATTCCGAAATTACATATGGTAGACTTTCTACATTTTTGGCTACGCCCCTGTTGGTTGGACGCAAACACCTCACACTGAGTCTCCTTCGGCCACAGGAATCCATCCTCCACGCCCATATTCAGAAGATAGTGATGCGTGGTGATATCACGGACCATACTCTGTGCGCGAAGGCATTTTTGCACGCGATGAAATAAATCGAATCACCTCGTAGAATATGCCCCCTTCCTTTTACGCTGTCATTGTCATTCTCTTTAT